TTTAACAAATAAATTATTTTAGTGAAAAAAATTGATATTTAAATTGATAAAATGATTATTATTATATATATATATATATTTAATGGAAAATTTAGAAAATTTAGCTAATAAAAAAATCAGTGAATTGGTTAAGGACAAAAAAATAACAAGTTCAATTGTTACGTCAATAATTAATTTCACAAAAAAATATGTTGAAGAAAATAATGTTTCTTTTTTACATGATCAAATTTTTAATCAAAAATTAGACGAAATTCTGTGTAATTTGAGTCCAAAACAAAATCCCCATTTATTGGAACTTTTAAAAAATAAAAAATTAGATCCAAAAAATTTAGCTTTTTTAAAACCAGAAGAATTAGATCCTGAAAAATACGAATCAATTATAAAAAAGAAAGAAATAGAAGAAATGAAAAGAACCAATAAGAAAACAACTGATGCTTTCAAATGTGCAAAATGTCATGAAAGAAAATGTTCGGTAGAACAAAAACAAACAAGGGCAGGAGATGAACCTGTAACAACATTTGTAACTTGTGAAGAATGTGGTCACAAATGGTCTTTTAATTAAATTTGTTTAAAAATATTTTTTTCAATATCATTTTTAAGAATTTCAAATTCATTAAAAGTAAAATATATTCCTTTATTTTTAATATTGTAGTAGTTGTATGGTAATTTTTTATTTATATATTCCAATAAAAATAAATCTTTACTTGAATTAAAATTGTTTCCAAATAAATTAAAATTATCTATAAATGTCATATCAGTGTGAATAAATGGTTTATCCATAAAATAATCTTCTAAAAGTCTCAATATAAAATTTTGATCTCTATCAATTTTGAATAATAGTTTTGTATTTTTTAGTATAACTTCACTCCAAAATAGTAAAATCATATATTTGGACAAAGTATTATTTTCATTAAAATAAGACATTACAAAATTATAAAATTCTTGTATATTGTTAATATATTTATATTTTATAGATGCGTTTGTAAAAATTATTTCATTAAAATAAAATTTTTTAACTAGAACCAATATGTCATCTTTTTTATTTACATAATCGTATTTATCTGTATCACTTAAATTATTAAAATATGTGTGTCCGTATAAAGATATTTGATTTTTGTGAAATTGTTCATAAATATGATTTAAATTCGTATCAAGAAGTGTATTCCATATATTTCGACCATATTTTAGAGAATTATATTGATAAATAATTAAAAAAAATGGAAATAATGGTTTCAAATAATATTTTTCTTTATTGAAAAATTTAAATTTATTTATTTTATAAATTCCACATAATGCATATGCCAGTTCTAAAAAATGGAAAAAAGTTTGATTATTTTTGAAATATTCTTTGTAGTAATAATTTAATAATTCGTCACTAAAATTATTTTCAATCATTTTGAAGACATGAAAAAATAATTCTTCTTTATTATAAGGTTTAATGTCTAATTTAATACATTCATCATTATAAAAATCATAATTATATTTAATATTTTCAAACATAAAATTATTTAATTTCAAAAAAGACATATCATTTTCATTTTTATTTGATTCGTAAATGATTGTTCTAATTAGGTGTTGATATCCCTCTTTTCCAATATATAAATTTAATCCATTGATATATTCTGTATATTTGTAAATGTCTAAAAAATCAATATCAATTGTCAAATTTATTATTTTATTTTTTTTTAAATTCTGTGATAATTCTAAACCGAAATATTGAGATTTGATTAAAAGTTTTCTTTCAAATTCGCTACAACTATTAAATAATAAATTAGTGCTGTATTTTTGCACCAAATTTATACATCGAGCATTTATTAAATATTTTAAATCTATATCTGTTTTATATTCGTCATAACTAACAATAAAATGATCTTCTGTACTTATCAAATATTCCAAGTAATTTTTATTCAAATTAAAAGTATTGTGAGAATTTTGATATTCAAAAGTTAATTTAATTGTTTGATCTTGATTATTTTTATTTGTAATTGATCCACCAATATCATTTCCTTGAATTGATAACGAAGACCCTAAAATTGTTTCATTCATCGATGAATATGTATATAAAATATCAATTTTGTTAGCTCCTAATTTTTCAGAAATTTGACATATAGATTTTAATTTGTATTCAATTTTTTTTAATAAATAAAAATCAAATGGTATATAAATATCTTCTTTTGAAAAATATAACATTTTATATAATGTATCTGGTTCTATGTTATTGTCTAAAAAATAACTAACTTTAATTTTTTTATTTATTTTGTATTTAATTCTAAAATTTTCTTTATCATTATCATTTGCATTATCGATATAAAAATTTATGGCCTGAAATAACCATAAAATAATTTCTTTTTTTTCATATTCAAAATACAATATTTTTTTTTTTCTAAAATATTTCAATAAATATTTCCTTGGAAAAGAAAAATATCTCGAACTAAGAAATATGATATAAGAGTCATCATAATTTAATATATTCAGTAAAAGTTCTGAGTTTAACTTTTTCAATTCATTCAAATATTCTATTGATTCCAATAGTCTTGTATAAATTAAATTGTTTCCATTTTTTGCAAATTCCATAATTGGATTCAAAAAAGTTAAATCATTTTTTTCGTTCATCCTAAAATAGGATTATATTATTTGATTTTATTGGTTAACGTTGTTTAGGATCAATATAATCTAAATTCAATTTATCAAAAACTTCTTTTTCAGATTTTACTATAATTTTATTATCATTTTCATCAAATAATCCATATTCACTAAGTTTCATATTTTTAGTTTTTGCAATTTCTCTCATATATTTATTTAGATCTGCTGATCCAGTAAAATATAATAATGCAGTAAAAAAGGAATCATAAGATACAAATCTAACATCAATCCTTCTTACTGGATTGTCCAATAATTTTAAAAATCCCATATATTTGGTTTTAATATTTTTGTCTGTCATATCATCAATAATTAGTGGTTTATTATTATTAATTTTCATATCTTTCTTCAAATATTTTATAAAAGTAGATAGATAATCATCATTATTAGTATTTTCATTTGTATTTAATTTAGTAACCAAAACATCAATATCACCAGATTTATCTTTTCCTCTTCTATAAGAACCAGCAATTTCTAATATAAATTTAGAATCTTTATTTTCTTTTTTATTTAATTTTTCTATAATTTTGTCTAAAATTTTTTTAACTTTAGTTATTTCTTCTCTTGGTATTTCAGTTTTCACAATTCCGTAATATTTTAATCCAAGTAAAATTTTGTTATTTAATTCGATTTCTCCTTTTTTATGTTTATTTTTCAAGTCTTCAACACTTTTTATTCCTTGTTCATAAAATTCAATTGCTTTTGATTTTCCAATATTGATAACAGATTCTAATTCTTCAATAATTTTTTTCTTCTCATCTGAATCATCTTTAAAATTTTCGACTTCAGATAATTTACCAGTGATTAAAATTTCTTCAATTCTATTTAATGTTCCAGTTCCAATTCCTTTGATTGATGATAATTCATCAAAATTATCAAATGTAATTTCTTTGTCAAATTTTTTGATAATTCCAAGAACTTTTTTAATTTGTTTTAATCTAAATAAATTTATATCTGCTTCTTTTTTATTTTTATCTGATAAATACTGTTCGTATTGTTGATTTGTCAATTTAATTAATTTTTCAAATTCATTAATGATAATAGAATTCATATTTAGTATTATAATGTTCAATAAATTCAAAAATCAATTTTATTACAAATCATAATATAAAATATAAATACAAATTTTTTTTTCTAAGATTACATATAATGTCTACACAAGGATATGTAGATTTACAAGATAATGGAAGATTATTTCCTTCATGGGTTATGTTAAATTTTAAAAAATTTAAACTTGATAAAGTCGAAACTAAAAAAGGGGAAGACCCATGTAATCAATCACAAAAAGATGGTGTAAGAAAATACCAAGAATTTCTTTCCTATTTCCTAAGTTATAAATCACCATACAAAGATGTTTTGGTTTATCACGGTTTAGGATCTGGAAAAACTGTATCTGTAATTAATATTTATAATGTGTTATTTAATTATACACCAAATTGGAATGTTTTTATTTTGATAAAAGCATCATTAAAAGATGATCCTTGGTTAAGAGATTTAAAAAATTGGTTAGGACAAGTCGATAATGATATTAGATGGAAAAATATTAAATTTATTAATTATGATAGTCCTTTTGCTGATCGTGAATTTTTGGAAGTTGTTAAAAAATCAGATGCATCAAAACAATCGATTTTTATTATAGAAGAAGCTCATAATTTCATTAAAAATGTGTATAATAATATAACATCAAAAACAGGAAAAAGAGCACAAGTAATTTATGATTATATTCAACAGGAAAAAAGAGAAGATAATAATGTTAGAGTGATTTTAATTTCTGCCACTCCAGCAATTAATAATCCATATGAATTAGCTTTGATGTTTAATTTAATGAGACCAGATACTTTCCCAAACAATGAAGTTGAATTTAATGATTTATATATAACAACAACAAATTATCAAACTCTGAATGATAACAATAAAAATACTTTTATGAGAAGAATATTGGGTTTAGTTTCGTATTATATTGGTGCAACAAATGATTTATATGCTGATAAATCCATTCATTATAAAAATATTTATATGGGAAAATATTTTGAAGAAGTGTATAATCATTTTGAAGAAATTGAAGAAAAAAAAGAAAAATTAGCTAGAAAGTTTTCTCGAGGTAAAGTAGGACCAAATCAAAATTCTACTTATTCTTCTTATACACGTCAAGCTTCAAATTTTGTATTTCCAGCAATATCATCAAAAATAAATGGAGAAAATAGACCAAGACCTGGTAAATTTAGAATTTCTGATGAAGAAGCAAATTTAATTGACGAGGGAAAACAAATTGATAAAAGAACAAAATTGTTTAAGGAAAAAACTGAATCACTTGCATATTTTAATGCTATTAAGGAATATATTAATGAATTAATAAATTTTTGGAAATCTAAACATGCAAAAGATAAACAAAATAATCATACTTTACAGAATGATGTTAGAAAATATTTAATTGATTACAAAGGTAAAATGGGTGAATTTATGGAAAAAGAAAAAAAATCAGAACTTTTTGAAAGTATGTATGAATGTAGTCCCAAAATGATGACTATGATTTTAAATATTTTCAAATCAAAAGGTCCAGTATTAGTTTATTCAAATTATGTTGAAATGGA